GAATAAGGCTGATATGTCATATATCATTAAGTTTGATGTAGCGATCTATGAAAACAGACGAGGGGCAGATGCACCTTGTATGGAAGAGTTGTCAGTCAACGGTGCGTTGCAAAAGTCAACAGAACAATAGTTATAGCACCCACCATGTATGGGTGCTATTTTTAATGGGTAAAGGAGCATAAAATGGCGATTGGCTTACCAAATATCGATATTGTCTTTTTACAAAAAGCAGTATCTGCGGTATTACGTTCTGAACGTGGTACGGCTTTAATCATCGTTAAAGATGATAAACAAACAGAAATCGGCTATGATGTATTCAAATTTGAAGCAGATATTACCGATAAGAAATATAATGCCGATACAATTAAATTGTTGAAGCGTTGTTTCTATGTGAATGTTAACAAAGTAGTAGTGTTACACGTTCCATCTAAAACAACTGCATTTGCAGATATTAAACAAGTATTGGACCGCATCAAATATAACTGGGCTTGTACGACTGTGGCAGAATGGCAAACAGATTTAGTGTCTTACACTAAAAGCCGCAATGTCATTTCTAAAGGCCGTAAGGTTAAATGCGTAGTAGCTAACGTAGTGGTGGCGGACGATAAACACGTTGTAAATATGAAAGGTAATTTTGTACATGAAGCTGATGCGGAAGCTGGCACTAATGTTAAAATGACTGATTACTTACCACGTATTACATCCATTTTGGCTAACTTACCAATGAACCGCAGCATTACATACTATGAATTGGAAGATTTAGATTATGTGGATAACTCTTATGTTACTGCAGAAAAAGGTGTAAACCAATGGACTGATGAAGGTTGGCTACTTCTTATCAATGATGATGAAGATAATGTAGTGCGTGTGGGCCGTGGTGTTAATACATTGACTACATTCACATCTACTGATACAGAAGATATGCGTAAAATCATCATTGTTGAAAGTATGGACTTAATTCAAGAAGATTTGTATTCCACATTTAAGAAATACTACGTGGGTAAATATAAAAATCACTTGGATAACCAATACTTATTCATTTCTTCTGTGAATGCTTATTTCAAATCCTTAACTAAAGTTGTTAATGGTGAAATTTTAGATCCAGAGTATGACAATCATGCGTTCGTTGATGTAGAAAATCAACGTCAAGCGTGGTTATCTGTTGGGAAAACAGAAGCAGAAGATTGGGATGAAGCGAAGGTTAAAGAAATGTCCTTCAAGTCTACTGTATTTATTGCTGCTAAAGTTAAAATCTTGGATGCTATGGAAGATTTGTCCTTCCAAATTACTATGGAATAAGGGGGTAAAGTATGGCAAGTAAAGACATTCATAATCAAATCTTACGTGGCCAATTTGGTAAGGTATGGATTGATGGCGAATTATATGCAAATGTTAAATCTTTTGAAGCTAAAATATCCCTTAAATATGAAGCGGTAGACATTAACGGCGAAATGGGTGTACATCAACGCTTGGTAGGTTTTGAAGGTGCTGGTACATTAGTACTTCACAAAATCGATAGCCGTGTAGCACAAAAGATTGCTGGTAAAATCAAAAATGGTAGTGTACCAGATATTAAAATTGTATCTAAATTAACAGACCCAGATGTAAATGGTGCTGAACGTATCGAATTAACAGGTGTTACTTTGGACGAATTAACACACGGATTTGAAAACAAAAAGGTACAAGAAGAAAGCTATCCTTTCAAATTTGCTGATTACAACTATTTAGACTTAATTCTTTAATATATAGGCGGTGCTTAATGCATCGCCTTTCCTTTTAATGTGAGGTGGATAATATATGGCTAAATTACAACTTGAAGACTTACTTAACCGCAATATGCAAGAGGGTTTTCAATCTAAAGATGTATATGTAAAAGGTTTAGACGGTGAATTGACTGTAATTCATCAACCATTACCAACAGTGTTGCGTATTATGGACGATATTAAGCAAGATGCAACGCTATCAACTGTAATGGATGCGATGGTACAACTCATCTATGCTTGTGTTCCTTTGTTTAAAAATAAAGAATTACAAGCAAAATATGAATGTGCAGAACCTACAGATGTAGTGTATAAGGTCTTAAACGATAGTGTAGAAGATATTACTGCATTAGGTGAAGTTATCTTGGGTATGTATGGTATTGCAAATCCTGTTGAAGATGTAAAAAAGCAATAAGAGCGGACAGGGAACTGACTATGTTCCGCTATTATATGCAAAAGGGCCATACATTATCCTCGTTACTTACATTAGATCCATTAGAACGCACGTTTTATAGTGCGTGCTTTGAATTGGATATGGAAGATTTAGAAAGGGGCAATAATGGCTAAAAGTATTAACGTATTACTTAGTCTTAAAGACCAATTTACTGCACCTATGAAAAAGGCTGGGGAAAGTGCAAAAGATACAGAACGCAAGATGGTAGCCATGAAGAATAAGTTAAGTAATTTCGGTAACGGACTTAATAACAAATTCTTAGGCATTGCTGGTAGCATCGGTAAGGTGGGATTGGCTATGTCAGGCTTGGGTGCGTTCGCTAGTGTTGGTGCTATTGTTGACTATGGCAAGAAAGCACTTGATGTAGCAAAAAGTGCGGAATTATCTCAAACATTATTGCGTAATAGTTTGGCCAATAACAATTCCTTGTATGATAAATCTGCAGAGTCGCTAGATGCTGCACAAAAGCAATTAAATGATTATGCATCCAAATGGGGGCAAGTAGGGGTCATCTCTGCTGGCACTATTCGTACTGGGTATACAGAACTTAATAAATGGAATGTTCCTGTTGACAAGGTAGAAGGACTATCAGAAGCCTTAACAAATCTTGTAGCTGGTAAATTTGGTATTAACGCTACGGCAGAAGATGCACAGTTAGCATCACAAGCGATCGGCAGAGCGTTCAATGGTGATGTAGCTGGCTTGACTAAGATGAAGATACCTTTAACAGAAGCACAAAAGCTAATCATTAAAAATGGTACAGAAGCAGAACGCTTGGCAACTATCAATGAAATCGTTAATGGCACATTCTCTAAACAGAATGAAATATTAGCTAGTACACCAGATGGGCAACTAAAACGGATGAAGAACCAACAGGCAGCACTTATGGCTACGATTGGTAAAGGTCTATTGCCTATGCAAAAGGCATTTATTGATATGGTTAGTACAATCATGCCAATAGTTGCACCAGTTATTCAAGACATATTTGGACTGTTTAGCGGTGCGTTTACATGGATAGCACAGGTAATCACAGAGAATAAGGAAACTATTGCAAGTGGACTTACAGAGGGAATGAACGTAGTTAAAAGCGTTTTATCTACTGTTGGTGATGCGGTTAAGTGGTGTACTGAAAATCTTGGCTTCTTGTTACCTGTTCTTAAAGTAGTCGTGGCTGGGTTTGTTGCATTTAATGTAATATCTAGTATCTTACCTATACTAATGTCTATATTTAGCGGTTTTATGACTGTAATCAAAGTGGTACAAGTATTAAATATGCTAATGATGGCAAATCCTATGGTGTTCGCATTGTATGCCGTGATAGCTGCTATTGCGTTATTAATTTATAACTGGGATACAGTAAAAGAAGTAGCAATAGGTGTATGGGATGCGATTTCAAGCTATGCTAGTGAATTATGGAATAGCTTAGTAAGTGGTTGCATGGAGTTTGTAAACGGTGTTATAGAGGTTGTTACACCTATATATAACCGATTTATGGAAATCTTTGGACCTATACTTGATGGAGTTATGCAAATCTTCAACGGAATTATTGATTTTGTTGTTGGTGTATTTACTGGTAACTGGGATATGGCTTTTAGTGGGTTAGTCCAAATCTTTAATGGCTACTTTGGGATTATCAAATCTGTTGCAGAAGATGTACTTGGATGGGTTCAAGAGAAGTTGCAGTGGGCTGGTGAGAAAATTGACTCTATCAAAGAGGGCGGAGCATGGCTATATAACAATACTATAGGCCGTGTAACTGGTAATCATAATGCAACTGGTACAGAGTACTGGAAAGGTGGAGCGACATATGTCAACGAAAATCAACGTGGCGAAATTATCAATCTACCGAATGGATCACAAGTAATTCCACACGATGAAAGCATGAAACAATTAGCAAGTAGCCGTGGTAATGTAACAGTCAATGTAACAGTACAAGGCAATGTGATTGGTAATGAAGATTTCATGGATGCATGTGGTCGGCACGTTACAGATAAAGTGATGTTAGCTATGGGTAATATGTAGGGGGTGTAATGTGAATTTTCAAGACGGTGCGAAGAAGATAATGCAACAACGCATACAATCTAAACAAGCTGAATTGCAAAAATTAGCAATTACACGAGCTACGCAGTATGCTGACAAACTATCACATGGATTAGTTGGTAAGGTCTTAGATTACTTAGACAAGAAACCGACTACAGATATTGTGTTTCACTCTGAATTAACAGATGAATACATTACATTGCCTGTAGTACCTAATCCTTTACCTACGATTAGTGAACCACAAGCAAACGAAACCTTTAATGGGTTGCGTGGTGATATTAAGCTAATAGGACCGCTAGGACTTAGAACATTAAGCCTAGACAATATCCTATTGCCAGTTGGCAAGGATTACTCTTTTATTCGTGGTAATGGTACAGACGGCTTGCAATGTTTACAATTCTTTCAAGCACAAAGGCAAATGAAAGCCGTGATGCGGATATGTATTATCCAGTCTGACGGCAATGAAATCCTTAATATGCCATGTGTTATTAATGATTTATCATACACATACGATAAAATTGGCGATATTAAGGCCACAATAGGCATTGAAGAATATGTATATACTAATACATCGACTACGGCTCAATCTTCGACTGGTGGCGAAAATAAAGGTACAGATACAAAGGCTACTGATAGTAAGGCGGTTAAGAAATGAAGTTACAGTATACGAATACAACTAAAGACAAAGATGGTAAAGATGTTACTGAAACACGTGAAATTACCGCCTACACAAATAACTATCAAAGGTCAGATGGCATTGATACATTAGGTCAAGAATTTACCTTTGATTTAGCAGACAATCCTTTTGATTTTAACCTTATGGGTACACGGCTTGCTATTGGTGGCAAGATTGAGTTTAGTAACCAACTTAGCAACAATAACAAGAGTGCTACAACACAGCTGAACGAAGAACAACAGGAGCAAGTAGTATTTCAAGGCATTGTAGTAGCAGAAAAGCAAAGCGGTGCTAACAAATATAGTTACACTTGCTTTGATTACTGCTTTTATCTCAATAAATCAGAGATAGAAATTCAATTCAATGGTGTTAGTGGCCTTGAAGCCATCAAAAAGGTATGCAGTGAAAACAACGTGCCTTTGGGTAATGTGGCTGATATTAAGACGAATATCAAGAAAATATATCAAGGTGAAACAGTATCTGATGTTATCAAGGATATTATTAAGCAAGCCACGGAAGAAACAGGCTATAAGTACCGCTTAGAATACCGAGATGGCAAGATACACGTTGAGGACTACAAAGACTTAGTGCTTGATAAGGTTATTACTCAACCTATCAACAATTACTCAAGAGATTTAAGCATGGAAGATATGCGTAATAGCATAGTGGCTATATCTCAAAAGGAAAAAAGTACATCTGTTAAGTCAACCATTCAAGATGATGAAAGCATCAAGAAATATGGCTTAATCAAGAAGATTGTTAAAGTTGATGATAAGAAACAAGCACAGACTGCTCAGATTGCTAAAAAGACTATTCAAGATACCAATAAGGTAGCTGAAAAGCTAAACCTAACATTATTAGGTGATGATACAGTAAGGAGTGGTCGCATTATTATAATTGATGATTACACAGTAGACATACATGATAAATTCATAGTAGAAAACTGCAAGCATAATTATGGAGTTAACCATACTATGACATTAGATCTAAAACGTGTAACTAAAGAACTTGATACAAGCAAGTACAAAACAAGCACTACTACAACTGTTACACCTAATGCAACGAATAGCACTGCTAATGCGACACAGGTTGATGCTGGTATGAACGCACTCAACGGATATGAAAGCGTATATCG